GTTTTCATTAGAGAAGCTCTTTTTTGTTGCCCATGTGAAAGATATTTAATGAGTCATGTTCAAGGAGCAAATGGTATGGTAATAGAAGGAATTGAACAATTAAAATTTGCAATATTTTTACCAATAGAACGGTTTAATACCAGAAAAGAAAAAGTCTGGGAAGATTCACAAAGGATAATATAATGCCAGCAGGATTTAAACAAGCAGAACATTTTATCGCAGCGATAAACAAACATAAAGGCCCCGCGAAGGCAAACAAATATCTATTTTTAGGTCCATTTTCAAGTGGCACAGGAGCACTTGTGGAAAATCTTGCCACCGCATTGAGGGTTAATTTAAAAGATTTTAAATTTTTGTGTGATGCAACAAATTTACCTGGGCGGAACTTAGCGACCGTAGAATTTAGAACAGGTAGTGTATCTAGGTCATATATTCACTCTAACAATTTTAATCCAACAATTAATTTATCTTTTATATTAACAGATGACATGTTTGTTAAAAAACTTTTTGATGCATGGATGGATGTAATCATACCCCTCACTGATGCAGGACTTGATGGTAATATGAAGCAAAACGTGAAGCTCTATCCCAATGATTATTGTGGAACTTTTGGTATAAAAAAACTTGCGTCGAACTTATCTAGTAACGTGACTGACGGTTCTACAATTTCAGATGATTATCATGTAGAAATAATGGAAGCATTTCCCAAACAAATTAATCCTGTTGCATTAACTTACGGTTCTCAGGATATATTAAAATTACAAGTCGTGATGGCTTATTCCCGGTGGAGAATAATACGAAATGCTGGAATCGGTGAAGGCCAAGGATTCCAAGGTCATGATCAATTCGGCCTTTAAAATAATAATTATATAATTAGGAGATATTATGGGTTTACCTAAGATTGATATTGCAACATTTAGCACTACTCAACCTTCCTCAAAAAATAAAAAACTTACATTTAGACCATTTTTAGTAAAAGAAGAAAAAATACTAATGATGGCAATGCAGGGAGAAAATTTAGAAGAACAAATAACTGCAATTAAACAAATTATAAACAATTGTTCACAACAAGAATTTGATGTTGATACAATTCCCTTATTTGATTTAGAATGGATATTTTTACAATTAAGAATACATTCCGTTGGAGATCAATTAAATTTAAAATTTAAACACAGAGATGGAAAAAATACCAATGATGTAGAATGTGATCATGTATCAGATATAAAATTAGATCTAAAAGAAGTTGAAATGGTATATGATAAATCACATAATAAAGAAATTGAAATAAATGATAAAATTACTATATTTCTAAAATATCCAAATATAGAAACTGCGGGTAAAATCAAAAATACTGAAGATGCTGAAGGTATTATAGACTTTTTATCCTCAGGAATAGAATTTATTAAAGATGATGAAAAAATGTATGAAACAAAAGATTTTACACAAGAAGAAATAATAGAATTTTTTGAACAATTTAATCAACAACAAATGCTTAAAATTCAAAACTTTTATCGAACTCAACCTATAATACAACATGAAATAAATTATACTTGTGAAAAATGTAGTGGAGAAGAAAATGTTATTCTTAGGGGCTTACAGGATTTTTTAGAATAACTCTTTCTCATGATTCTTTAGAGTCTCATTTTTTGGTTAATTTCGCATTAGTCCAACATCATAAATACTCTTTAACAGAGTTAAATGAGATGATTCCTTGGGAAAGACAAATTTATATTGAATTATTAAAAAATTGGATACAAGAACAAGAAACTGAAGCTAAACAAAGAGAAGCAGAAAGACATTAATGGCAGCAGCACCGAAACCATCTGGAGGAAGAAAACCAGGACAATTTGGTACAACAGAACTTCGACTAGGACGAGCAACTGGAATCGGAGAATTTTTTGATGTTTTAGAAGATGCGACCGCTAAAAGAATGGAAAGAATGGCAAAAGGATATCTACACGCCATTACAGCTTCTGCTCTTTCTCCATTACCAACATTTGCACAAGCTAGTATATATGATGCCATTACTGATCCTTTTGGGGGAGGAAGAGATACTGCACAAGATCCAACTGGAACTGCTGAGAGGGAACCTAATTTAGATAAATTATATAATGTACCTTTACCTGTTATAACACAAGAAGGAGAAGAACATGGAACAGCACAAAAAGTAGCAAGTGCGATTGGTATAGGTGGTACAAGGGTTCCATTATGGCAAAGTAATTTAGAAAAATTATTTAAGGTTCCTCTACTTATTACAGAGAAAAAAGATACATTAAAATTAATAGAAACAGAGAGAGAAACAGAACCAGAAAAAGTAAAAGACGACGAAAAACCCAAATTCAGCATGAAAGATTTTTTTAGTAGTCTTTTTGGAGGTATTGTTGATCTTGGTGCATGGATTTTAAAGGGTATTGGAACTTTAGCAATAGGTGCTTTAAAGTTTACAGGGGGTCTTGGTATTATGGGTCTAATGGCAAGTTTGCTCTTTAATAAAGAAATTGTAGATCAATTTAGATTAAAATGGGGTGAGGAAGCTGAAAAATTAGGAGCTAAAACTGAATGGGGTGCAAGAATAGCTAAATTTCTTGGTGGCGGTGAAGCAAATGGTCAATCTTTTGAAAAAGCGGCAATTGCAGGTCTAAAGGGTGGAGGAATCGGAGCTATAACAGGACTTTTCTTTGGAGGACTGCCTGGTGCATTGGTTGGATTTCTTTTGGGAAGCGCTTTTATGGGTCTTGGTGCAGCTTTAGGAGAAGCGAAAATCACATTGGGTACAAATTTTCTCGCAACTTGGTTGGAAAAGACTTGGGAAGCCGCGCGGATGGAATGGGAAGATGCGAAACAAGTTCAACTAAATGCTGAATTAAAGGAATTAAGAAATAGATTAAACTCCGGAAAAGAAACCGAAGAAAGTCTAATATTAATTCAAATGCAAATCAGAGCGAAAGAGGCGGAGCTCCTTGAATCAAGAATGGAACATGCAAAACAATGGCAAGAAATGGTTGATGATGAATATGCGAAAAAGGGTGTAGGAATTGAAATACAGAAAGAAGCTCAAGACCGGTTAAAGGAATTTAAAACTGAATTATTTGAAGCACAGGAAGAAATAGAAAGTCTCACAAGGAAAGGGAAAATTGATAAGAAGGAAACGTATTTGGGGATTCCTGGGATAGATACTTATAGAGAAAACATTCATGATGACTTGAAAGATAAATTAATAAGTTATTTTCAACGTGGAGATGTGGCTGGAAGACAAGCATTAAATTTAATGAAGAAATATGGAATCATTAATGACAAATGGGAGGTTACTGATCCAAGACTATTAACTGACCATGTTTACCGTAAAGATCTGTTCGAAGCATTAAATAATGTAATTCAAACACAAATCGATAAAGATGAAGAATGGCGGAAAGGGAGTGGAGCAGGAGCCAAAGCATTTAGAGAAGCTCAGAAAAATCTAAAAAAAGTTATAGAAGATAGAAAAACCAGCAATGCAGTACTTGATACTACAGGACAGAAGACAGAGGTAGTTGAAAAAACTATCGACTGGACTAAAACGCTGGACAATACAATAAGGTTCGGAATGTTTGACACATCAACAATGGGCGGGGGAGCAGGAGGGGTGATAATGCCAAGTATGATTAACAATGATGGATCAGTACATACTAACAGTGCTTTGACCATTAATACATTTTCGGACGTAAAATTCTCTACTGAAAATTTAAAGATAGTAGGAGCTTTTGACGGTCACGTATAATGATTAACTAACGGACTTTCGCCCGCTAGTTAATATAATTTATGCAGCTTCTTCAGCTAATTTCTGAAAATACGTCAATGATTCATCATTTTCATTTTCAGCTGTTGTAACACTTTCAACAACAGGTTCTACATGTGGAGTGGTCATAGGTTTACCACCATCAAAGGGAGGTTCACTTACTGGAACAACTGATTCTGGTCCTTGTGCACCAAGAACTCTATCAAGTCTGGACTTCAATTCAGAAAATTCCTTAAACCTACTATCATCTGTAAATTCAGAAAGTGGAAATTCTTTCTTCCAAAGTTCTTCAAGTTTTTCATCCGCACCTTCAAACAATGGTGAAACTGAATCAAATTCAGATTTATCAAAATTATTAAATCCATCTACCTTACGAATCTTCAAACGAAAGTTCGCTCCTTCCCAAAGATCAAAAGGATTAATAGGATTTTCATCTTCAAATTGTGGATTCATTTGATCATTGATTTTATCAAAAATCTTCTTACCATATTTGAAAAGTTTAAGTTCTCCCTCATTTTGAGGATTGGCGGGATCTTTGAGAACTAAAATATTTGACATATAAACAAGACGCCGCTTTTGTTTGCGAGCGATTTCCTTATTTGCCTCAATTCCAGAATTCCAAAGTGAGGAATTATATTCACATACTGGACACTTTTTTCCAATAGTAGTTGGACATTCCTCAATGTACCATCCACCAACACCTTGAAATCCATGATTCCAAGTTTTTGCCCACGGCAGATCTTCTCCTGTTGGTGCTGGGAGAAACCGGGTAACAGCATATCCATTACCAGATTTATCAAGTTCCGCTTTCCACATACGAGTGTCTTCCGCGAAACCCTTTGAACTATCTGCTTGTTCTTGTAGTTTTTTATTGATTTTGTCAATTGACTTTTGACGTGACTTTTTTAGATCAGAAAATGATTGTGACATCTTATATCCTTATATTTTTATGGTTAACATTATATTTCATCTGATTCGCACTATACATACTATTATACACTATTTATCATCCCATGTCAAGCCCCCCCTTCATTATTTTTTTGAATTTAGAAATATCATCTATTTTTAGAAAAGGTTCATATTTAATCATCAGACGATAAACATCTGGCCAAACTACTTTATCTAAAATATTTTTATTCCAGAACTCTGTAAATTGTAAAATTTTATCCATTATAATTGCTGATTCTATATTGATTCTTTTTCCTAATATCTCTTCTAATAAAATTGGGTGCTGTCCTTCTTCAACAGTAAATATTCTATTAAATCCCAACTGTAATCCCAATTCTCTATTGTTAAAATTCTCAATTAGAGATCTTAACTCATTTATATCTTGAGTAAATTGATATGTTAATGATTCAATTTTATTCTTCCATTTATTATGAGTTCTTTTCGCGTCATCACCATACATTTCTCCAACCCACATATCAGAATTATAAACAAAATTGGAAACCAAAAATCCTTCAACTTCTTCATGTTTTCTTAATTCTTTGGCGAGATTTTCAAAAAAATACCTATCATTTCTATTTTGATAAGTAGTATATCTTGCAGAAACGCCCCTATTCTTAAAAGAATAATTAAAATAATTGTATCTATCTGAATTAAAGTGTCTTTTTAATGCAAGATAAGTTTTATATACATCAAACCCTCTTAACATAATTAAAATTTAGATATAAATCTTGCTATAGGTTGGATAAAGGGAAGTAAGGCAACTGCCATAACTGTATTCACTCCTGTATGTACAAGTGCTACTTGTTTTGTGACTCCTGAGGGCATACCATCACTCACTAATATTCCTGCTATCCATATCGTTCCAGTTGTACCCACATTCGCTCCTAATATTGCTGCAATCGCTGATGGTAAAGGTAAAGCACCAGATGCAACAAGTCCGATGACCGCAGTTGTAGTGAGTGAGGAAGATTGCCAAAGGAGGGTACATACAATTGCTCCAGAGAACATCCAGTAAGGGTTTCCTAAAAACCATTCAAGTTGTTCTAAGTGGCTCATTGATTTCATTCCACCTGAGAACATCTTTAAACCAATGTAAAATATGACAAGACCCAAAAGAGTTTGAAAAATGGGGTTATTAAATTCCATAAAATTTCTCGACTTATATTTCCATGAATCGTAAAGTTTTCTATCTTTCTTTTTCATTAAATCGGGAGTTTGGATGTCTTAGGAAAGAAATTTAATTTTTCTGCATCATCTCTAAGTCGTTCTTTATTTTCAGCACTAAGTAAAGACTTGATTGTTTCTGCTTCAAGATTATTTTCTTCACAATAACATAAAATGGCATCTAAGTAATTCATATTAGACGTGGAATTCACTAAATGAGTTATTCTTTCATTAAATGCTTCTCTATCATTAATATTAAGCATATTCTTTTTTTTATCGGATTTTGCCAATGATTAAATTGTAGATTGTTTACTTTTATAATCTTTTATTGCAGCTTTGATTGCATCCTCTGCAAGTACTGAACAATGAATTTTCACTGGGGGAAGAGATAGTTCTTCAACTATCTGAGTATTATTAAGAGCCATAGCTTCATCTACAGACTTGTTCTTAATCCATTCTGTTGCTAATGAAGATGCTGCAATCGCAGAACCACAACCAAATGTCTTGAATTTAGCATCGATGATTTTGTTGTCATCATTAACTTCGATTTGTAGTTTCATAACATCCCCACACTCTGGAGCACCCACAAGACCAGTACCGACATTATTACTCCGCTTATCCAAACTACCAATATTTCTTGGTTTTTCATAATGTTCCAATACTTTATCTGAATATGCCATTAACTACCTTCACCAACTGCCGCAGATTCCTTTTGTTCAGGATCATCTTTATCCTTGAACCAGTAATCCGTTGACTTCGCCAACACTGCGACATATGCGCCAACCATAATATTAATTAGATCGCGAGATTCAGCAGGTAATGCTCCAAAAAACAATAACCATACTAAAAACAAAAATGTACATACTATAATCATGGACAATAAAAATCGTGCCCACCAATTCAACTTCTTTCTTGTCTCAATTCTTTCATGTCTAAGTGCTTCCATTGGATTACTCTCCCATAATTTTTCTTCTAAATTTTCAATCATTTCAAATGAAGTGTTAATTTTTCCATCACCAATTCTATCTCTGGTTTTTTGATTCATTTAATTTTCATCCCATTGTAATAATTCATGAACTCCTTGTTCTTCTAGAAGTAAGCGATTCTGCCAATGTTGATCTTTAACATCATCTTTATTCTGTCCATGATATCCAACTGCGTAACCATTTTCACACATCCATTTGTTTATGTTTGTCCATCCACCAAATTCATGTCCATCTTCAGTACAGTTAATCCAAAGCTCTCCTAATACCCTACCAAACTTACCTCGACTATCTGACTCTGGACATCTACATTGAATTTCAATATCATCTCTATCTGACAATATTGCCCAATGCACCCACGATGTTAATGCGGTCTTGGATAACTTACCATATATTTTTTCGTTCTTGTGTCTTGTTCTGGATTCTGGTGTGTCGATTCCTAGTAATCGAATTCTATTACATATTCGTACATCGAAACCTAAATCAAAAACTGCATCGATAGTATCTCCATCGACAATCTTTTCTACAGCAGTTATGTTGTAAATAAATTCACATGGTTCTTCGTTTATATATTCTGCCATATATTATTTTCCTTGCCCTCTATATTTCTTCCAGCATTTTTTCTTGTGTTTATTTGTTGGTCGAGAATATTGTGATTTACCTATACTAGTTCTTTTTGGTGTAGGTCTTTTTCTAACGGTTTGTCTTATTGTCTTAGGTCTCGCCATCTACCCACACCCACAATCACCATTTTTACATTCACAAGGATCACAAGTACAATTTTCACACTCGCATTGTTCGTTATTACACATATTTTTCTCCTATTTAAATCTTTCGTCTGTTTGCCAAATTTTATCATCATCATAAGCCCAAGCTACTAAAGAATATCTAGCTCCAGATATTACTTTTTTCACTCTATGATTAATATTTGAATCGTAAGTAATACAGTCACCAATATTTAACTTTAAATCATTCAGCCCTTCAAATTCTAATTCACCACCAGTGAAATCATTATTAAGTAATATTATATGTGAACGAATTTTACTTTTATCATTATGCCAATGAAAACATTGTCCTACTTTATATTCAGAAAATTGTAATGCTAAATTACTTTCCAATCCTATTAATTCATCTTTATCACTAATTTCATAAAGTTTACTTATTAACTCTTCTTCTTTATAATTATACCAACTTGAATTTCTAAGTTCTTTAACTATTCCTCGATCATTTACTGGTGCAGCCCGCACATATTGATAATTTTTTAAAATTATATTAAAACAAGTTTCCTCGTCAAGAAATTCTCTTCTTATTTTCGGTTCAAATGTCATAAAACTCTAAAATATAATGGGGGAATTCTTCTGTTCCTAAGTGATTCCCCCCAAACTCGTTGATTACTGTTTCTCTACAAATTCATAGAGTTCAGTTGCCTTCTTCTTAATATCCTCAATGGAATAAGAATCTGGCTGAAGTTCTTCAAACAACTTCATATTTGCATCGCCTTGCTCTTTTGCAAATTCCCATGCATCAATAGCAAAGTGTTTTTGTCTTTCTTGTTGATCATAGAGATAACTTTGTGCCATCTCTAAAAGTCTAAATCTTAATTCATATGGATTAGACATATTGTTCCTTTCATTTGTGTGTGTGTTGTGTGTAATGGTCAGTTCTTCTGTTCCCAAGTGACTGACCTGAACTCGGCTATAGTCTACGCAGCGAGTGCGTAAGAGTATGCGGTATAATCGTCATTGTTTGCGATTAATTTAATGGACCGTTACGGTGGTGCCTCTACCGAATACCTCTATATCTACCTTCACAATCAATCGAAATCTATTTCAGCCCCATCAACGAAAGTCATATCCAAAATAAAGTGTGACATAGGTAATACCTAAAGCGAGCAATATCATTATTGTGAGCCACATTAATTTCTTTTCCATAACTTCCTTTGGTGGAGCTGATCGGAATCGCACCGATGTCTTAACTGTTATCTAGATATGTCAACAGTATCAATAACTATTTATAACCTCCTGTAATCTTTCTACATGTTCATCAGGATCCGCATAAAAAATTTGTGGTGTTCCATCAACTACTGCAATAACTATAACTACTTGAGTTACTTTATTTCCTGTTCTTTCTTCATACATCTTTGCATATGCAGTTCCCTGTAATTTATAACTTTCTATCCATTCTTCTTTTTTTGGTTTAGAAGAGGTTTTCCAATCTATTATAGAAATTTCATCATCATATTCAGCAATACAATCACATCTACCAGCTACTCCAAGAAATTTAGACCACAAAGATACCTCAAGACCATAAATTTTTCCAATATGAGTATTTAAAATTGATTGAACTGATTGAAATAACTCAATAGAATCAGGCATATGCCCACTCAAATAATCTTGCTGATTTTTGAGATAGTCTTCGATAATCGAATGCGTTCTTGTTCCTCTTCGCGAAGCTTGTGTTGAGATTCTATTGGCTTCTTCTTCTCCAACCCGCTTTCTCCAAGCCTGTATACCAGCTTTGGACAAAGATGATAATACTGTAGTGATACTCGGGAAATTTCCATCTGGTGTCTCGTATAATCTTTTTCCTGAAGTATTTATTTGTTTTATTTGACCAGGAATATCAACTGTTTCGTGTAAAAAATTCATATTAAGGTATATTCATAGTGCTTCCGGCATGAGAAGATTTAATTTCTTTTAATCTATCTCTAAATCCATCATCTGGTTTACGCATACCCATCTTAATTGTATCGCCAAACGCCGGAGCCGCTAACATTTTTATTATTGTACCATGACATGATCCACATGGACAAGGGTATTCTGTTGGTTCATTCATTTTAGCGATAGATAACTGACGCTCAAATTCATGTCCACATTTTTCACATTTATAATCGTATGTTGGCATATTATTCTGATTCTCTTAATGTTACTAGTAAAGGATATTTATTTTTCTTAGCTTCTTCTAATGTATCAACCGCTTTTTGCTCTGCTATTTGATATGAATAAAGTCCCGCCACACCTTCTCCTAATTTATGTACATTTAACATAATTCTTTCAGCATCAGGTGTAGTTTTATTAAAAATACTTTTTAATATATAAATAACAAATTCCATAGGAGTATAATCATCATTTAAAAGTATAACAAAATAAGTTTTAGGAACTTTTGAATTTATACTTTTCTTTTTCCTAACCTTAATTTTATCTTTTACATCTATGTTTGACATTTAAAATTCCTGATGCCATTTAAAATTACAAACCTTCATATCTTTCCAAGTTTCAGGATGCTTTATTCTATCTTCTACTAAAGCATTTATTTCCCTTATATTTGGTGTTGATATTGTATATAATTTTTCTTCTGGTCTATTTTCAGGATGTATTATTATCATTTTTTCATCATCATATTCTGTAATACCACCACGTTTATAAACAAACTTTCTACCCTTTCTTCGATAATGTACAAAGGAATCGAGTATTTTCATATTCATATATGAGTTTATTTTTTCAAATAAACGTGTGTCTCCATGATGCATTCCAACATACTCCTCATCATATCCACCAGACTTCCAAAAATCTTTTTGTTTTATACAAAACACATTTACTGATTGTTTTTTTCTTTTTCCAGTTATAAAAGAATAATATACATTGTCAAGAAATTCTCTTCTTAAAATAAATTCACATGGTTCTTCGTTTATATATTCTGCCATTTTAGATTTATTATTTCTGGAGTCATAAACAGAAGTCCTGAAAATATTTTCAACTAAATCTTTTAATGTATTTGGTGGAATCTCCACATCAATATCAGCAAAAAATATCCAATCAGTTTCTACATGTTTTGCCGCTAAATTTCTTGCTCCATGAGAATTAAATCCCAAATCTTCATCTACCACAAATAAAGAAATATCATCTTCTTTTACTAATACATCTTTCGCTGGTATTTTTTGTGATCCATCATCAACAACTATTAATCTTTTAATTAAAGAATTTCGTATAAAATATTTAGACGCCTCAACATATTTTTGTAAATGATCGGGCTCATTATAATATGTTGTTACTAAAGTAATCATTTAATTTATGGAGCGAGTAAGAGGAATCGAACCCCTATCATCAGGTTGGAAACCTGAGGTACTACCTTTGTACGATACTCGCTTATATTAACCATTCATTACCAAATGTTTTAAATGCCCAATTCTTTTCAAAACACCACCAACATCTTCTACATGCTTTTGTAAATCCTTCACTTTCATCAAAATGCCCAATACAACTCACAGTTAATTCAAATATATTTTTTAGATTAAGTTCTTTATAAATTAAAGCAAGATCTTGTTTATGCATATTAGTAAACGGAACCCATTCACCTTCCTCATTAACTTCTGGTTCTTCCGGAGCTTCCCACGCTCTATCTTCTTGATCACCTGGCATTACCACTAAAGGAGGATTTCTCGTTGTTCCTCTACATATAATATCTACATTTCTTTCTTTTGGATTTAAATATTCTTTTAAAATTTCTGTTGTTTTATGTTTAGCATATCCGACATGTGGACGCTCTATAGGAAAAAGAGAACCACTAGATCTCTCCACTTCCATAATAACATCATATACTGGTTTAATCATGGAAGGTCTATCTATATGACAAAATATTAAAGGATGTATAGTTACATCTAATAAATTATCTTCAACAATTTGATTACATAACAAATATAACAATAAAGAAGAGTCGCACCCACCTGACATGGCAAGTCCTATCTTTTTAACATTTTTTGGAATATTTAATTTCATCTATGAAATGGTTGACCAGCAAAAAACTCTTGTAAATTAATAAATGGTTTATATGTTCCATCTTGATCTCTATTAGTTACCATCCATTCACCATTTATATAAGTATAGATATGTTCCACACCAGTTTCATAACCTATATCCATTAGGTCATAGTAATCTTCAACTGTTCCTCTATCATCATCATATACTTCAATTTCATTTTCATTTGCCCACAAAGAGCGATAATTGCCCCCAGCAGTTAAACGTGATATTTTTTCTATTTGATCATAATAATGATACAGAGTGTATCCTGTTTCTTCAATCTCTCCATTGAATTCTGTAGTACAATAATCGAATCCATTATCAGATTCACTTGCTATTATTGTTATATTTTTCATTTTAATTTATTCAAAAGTGTGGAGCGAATGCATGGAATTGCACCATGATCTCAAGGTTGGAGCCCTGTATTCTGCTTTTGAACTACATTCGCATTTATCATAATATACCATTATACCATTATAATTATATATTGTCAAGTGAAATATTTATTTTAATATTTCTATAGTGAGTATTATCGCAATCCATAATAATAAAAAATTACATATTAATAATTCTATTGCTAGAATTGTATGATACCATACCCAATTTGTTTCATATTTTTTATCTCTTTCAAGTTCAACTTTAGTCTTCCCTTCTTGTAATCGTGGCATCCAAAGTCGTGCAAATTTTTCTTTGGTTTTATTGATAATCCCCAATTTACCCCCTACATTTCTGGCCCTGTTGCATTATCACTATCTGAACATCCTTGTGAATTATACCTGCTTTCTCTCCATGTATGTTTGCCTTCATTATATCTCAACCATTTCTGATTTCCGTTTGGATCACAAAATTGTACATATATTTTACCATTTATAGTAAATAATCCTGCTCTACTGAAACCTTCCACTTGTGGTAATGTCTCTGTCGCTCGTAACCATAATGGAGCACTATCAGGTGGAGCACAAGAAGTAAGTAACAAAATGGTAACAACTGTCAATATTACTTGGATTAAATTAAGGATAATTAAATTTAAAATTGTTTTCATGTTTCATCTTCTATTAACTTAGCCTCAAATTCTCTTAAACGCCTAAAGACACTCATTAGTTCAATAATGGTAGGCCACGCTTTTAATAGATATTGCATTGATCCTTCTACTCTACCAAATGCTCTTATTATTTGTTGCATTACACCTAGAGTCATTACTCCTGCAACTATTGCTGGTGCTAGGAATACATAAGCGGATAATACGTTTGCTTGCAAGTAAGCCATTCGACCAATATTAAAATATAGATAACGTAAGTAACTTAAAAAATGAATTTTACGAACATCATCAAAGAATTCTTCTATTTTCTTTGGTCTAACAGTTCCATCATCTTCTGCAATAACAAGTATTTTTCTATATGCCGCTTCTTTTGCTTGTATATCATATTCTATACCAACTAAACGCAATATCCACCCCAATCCAATTAAAAATGCAGTACCACCTAATGTCCAAAGTAATGCACCTGTAATCAATCCATATTCCCATTCACCAAAAAAGAATATTGGAATACCTATTGACAATCCAAATAATATAGGAATAAACTGAACCAAAACCATAACTGATTCAATTAAAGATGTTCCTAAACTTTCCATTATTCGGGTAAATTTAATTGTATCTTCTTGTACTCTTTGTGATGCACCTTCTATTGTTCTAGCTTTGTCATACACACTATGATACCATTCAACCATTGCTGTACGCCATCTAAACAAATAGTGAGCTGTAAAATAACTTATTACAACATAGAGTCCAACATATATTCCTGCTAATGTAATAAATGAGAATAAACTTGCAAAATATTCTTCTATTGTTACTGCATTTGGTGTAGCAAGTGCTTTTTGAATCATGTCATAAAAGACACCAAACCATTCATTTATTTTTACATCAATCTTTACTTGAACCCAAAGTGATCCTAAAATAATCATTGAGCCAAGCCAAGACCATAACCACCATTTTTTGTTTGTAAAAAATCTAAACATAATATTCTCCTTCAATCATTTGTTAAAGTTGGTTCGCCTCTATCGTAAAATTTCCAGCCTGTTCTACACGGCTTATGTTTTCTTTTACCCCATTCCTTATCTGTATACACACCTATTCTCTGCGAGTCGTATTCACACTCTGCAAAAAATGGTGTCATTCCATAGGGCCAATTATTTGTGTTGCTTGAACAACTACTCATCAATAACATTACAAAAACGAGTAATGCTATTCTCATCCGTTTGACCTCCGCTCTAAATCTATATGTGGTGGATTCTCATCCACACATTGTCTATATGGATGTTTATTAAACTTATTCTTTTCAAGTGTCCCTCTTTTTGGGCCACCATCCATCCAAAATCCCCAACATCCACTTCCGTATCCTTGTGTTGTTGTACAACCTGCAACTATCCATATCGCCATCATTACAAAAATTAATAATAGCTTTTTCTTCACAAATATCTCCGTTCTTTTAAATTATTACCTTTGTTGTTCTCATCTACACATTGATAATAAGGTAAATGGGCATCTTTAAGAAGAGCTCTAGTCCCTCTATGATGTCCGGGCCCCTTAACCCAATGTCCAAAACAACCCTTTGTACTTATTTCACAACTAACAACCATCCATGTCGCCATTATTATAAAAACTAATAATAGCCTTTTCACTTCCAGTTCTCCTTTACCCACGTATCTTCTACTTCATGTGGTTTGGGTGTCCCATGAAAAACTACGATTTTTGAATTCATATCATATCCGGCTGTGTAACTTTGTAACCAATCAGAGGGATAATAAATTATATCCACATTCTGTTCTTTTAACTGTCTCGTAGTCCATTCTTGATCTCCCCTATAAACTGCGGGAGGAAAAGAATTTAAATCATGATATAGTTTTTTGTTTCCGTTTATTGTAGGATCAAAATAATCCTCTATCGTAAATTTGGTTCTTATTGCTTCAAACCAATTATCAATAATATAAGAATGTTCACCTACATTAAATCTCATACATGATGCGTTTATACAGTCAATTTTCCAATCCTTAATACCGACAAACTTAGCATGTGGTTCAAATAAAAACAAATCATCTATTGAATTGTTAATCACCACATCCAGATCAAGAAAAAGAATCTGACCAGTTATATCATGTAATTTCTTTTCAAATAACTCAAACTTTGTATAGCTATGTTTTAAGTCAGTTCTTACTAATGGTTTAGTTTCAATCTCTGAATTTAATCCAGTAGTGTCCTCTGTCAAACATACAAAACGATGAGATAAGCTCAAGTGTCTTTCAACCATACTATGCAGTCTATTGACATAATCGGCAGAGTATTTACTACCCCATTTTATACATAATACATTTTTCAAATACATTTTTCATTTACAAATTATAGTTGTTCTTTCAATGTTTCCACATATTTCGCTATCGCATGAGTCAATCCATCTGTTTTAGAAATCAAACCATTATCATTGTCTGCACCCCAATCCAAATCCTGACTATCTATAAAAAGTCCTGTATGACTGTAAGGCCAAGGAGGAGTAAAAGGAATAGGATCACTACGGCGAACCACCCTCCAATGAGTGGGTTGTCCACCAGACAAAACTTGATTAGAAACTTTTGGTGATCCGTAAGAGTAAATTTGAACATTCTTACCTCTCTTGTGGAGCCACATTCCTATTATTTGTGCAACAGCTCCACCTAAACTGTGACCTGTAACGTGTACAGTATGTTCAAGAGGATATGTACGTGTCTGTCCTTGAGTAATTCCTCTTGTCGTCATTGAAGTATCTATAATTTGCATTATGGTTACAGCTACATCTCTAAATCCTTTATGAAGCCTGATTCCTGTACGAGTATCACTAACTAATCTTACATCAACATCTGATAATACATTTGCATCATTTGCCGTACCCCTAATAACAATTATTGATATTCCATTATCTTGTTTTACCTCAAACGCAACCTCATCTTTTTGATCACCACCACTATCGTAAATTGCTTTACAATACTCTGCGTGTTCAATGAGCGAGGTTAGTGAAACTGGTAAATTTGATTTATCACCACTACCCAAATCATGATGTGTTTTGTCGTCTTTGTTGTGCTTTGCACAGCTAGTGAGAATCAGGCTTATCGCCATTCCCATTAGTAATTTCTTTATGTTTATTCCAAGATGTCGCACCTAATATTGCTCCAAAACTTAAATGTAACATGGCACCCCCTTGTAATGTAAGAGGAACCCATCTACTTGTGTTCATTTTTATTTCATCACTCATCATTGTCATGCCTATGTTCCACATCAAAGGAGCAATAAAGAAATCTACTATACAGAGAAACAAATAAACTATTGCAGCCCAGTCACGCCAATGTCTGTTAATAGTCGTATTTATTCCCATCACTTCATATTTTCTTTCGTATTTTCAATTGTAGTCTGAATTCGTTCAATTTTCTTTGCTCGAATTGATTCTACTTTATTAGCTGCACCAGTAGAAAGTTTTTTTTCTTCCATGATTGCAACTGTCAACTCTGCATTTGCTTTGTGCATTGCAAGTGTTGTTTCAAGTCGTTTGATTGCACCTTCTTGGCGCAATCGTTTACCATGTTGTTTACTTCTCATTTTAACTTTTTTGCATATTAATCAAAGTCAAGACCCCTCTACCAGCCTCAATTGCAGTATCCACGACCCAATCAAGATTTTCTTCTTCATAATCCCACTTTCCTTTGACATATTCTACGAGTTGATCATATTCTTCTTCTGAAAGATCTTCAATTTCTGGAAGAACTTCTTCGATGTCATCAACTGCCTCAAAAAGTTTCTTTACTGGATCAATAAAATATCTTGCATCACTCCAAGACATTTCTCCATCTTTTTTGGCTTTTCCTACTGCTTCTACAAATGAAAATACGAAATCGAGAATATCCTTAGTTTCTTCAATTCCTCTTTTTTCCTCTGCCATATTTCTCCTTTTTCTTATTGGGTTTTAGGGTTACTTCTTTTTTTTCTTACCTTTTTTGATCAGGCCCTTTGCTTTAGTTTTCGCTTTTTTAACAATTTTGTCTACTTCTTTTTTACTATCTTTTGCTTCTTTTTCTTCTCTTTCTATT